CTAAACAACGAGTTAAGTCGGGATTGGTCGGGTTCAGTAACAACACCAGTACCAAGGATAATCTTTCTGACTAAAGGCTGATTTCTTCCAATAAGACCCTTAATCTTAGCACGAACAGCACTGGCAGGGTTGATTCTTTCAACGAAATTATGCTTTGTATATAGTTCCTTAAGCAAGTCCATGGCTTCGTTAAAGGAATCCATGTCGTTCAATGTGTCAGATAAATCGTTAACACCTTTATCGTCAAAAGCGGTAGCCCTGCCGTTGACTATAATGCTACCAAATTGACCGCTAAAGTTAAGCATGTTATCCTTACCTCTGGCTTCAGTGTTTTTCCATGTCTCAACATCATCAGCACCAGCAGGAGCCGCTGTGGCTAGTTCCCACTTTTCGCCCATCTTTAAATATGTCTTAACTCTGCCATTAGGTCTTCCGAATTCATCTACCTCTGGAATTACCCTAGACATTTCTGGTACGCTAGCCGCAATGTAAGCGGCTCTAGGTAGGGGTGGAGGAAGCCCTTGGGACTTCCATCTTGCGGCTACCTTTTCGTATCTGATGCTAGCAAGAACTGCCTCATCATCAATTTTTTGTTCAACCTGCTCCGTAACCATCTTCTTCTCATACTGAAGAGCGTTAGTATCGTTTTGCTTTTGGATGCCTCTCTGACCCTTAATCAGAGTTCCAACTGTAGCCAAATCATCGTATCCAGCATCCTTTAGGGTATCGACTACATATTCTTGAAGCGTGTCCACCTCGGAGGCTGTAAGTGTCGTTTTGTTGCCCTGTCCAGTCCAAGACATGCCACCAGTAATGTTCTTTCCTTTGTATGTACGAGGAACGCCACCTTTGAAAACCTTAGGGTTGTTGTTAATTGCTTTAATTAAATCGCTAACATTCTCGTGGAACGGCTTTTCTTTTGTTGTTTGTCCATTAAGACCAACAAGGTCTTTTCTTGTACCACCTTTGTCAAAGATTGCTTCTGGCTCAAGACCAACAACATCTTTCCAACGCTTCCGTGTGCCGTTAATTTCTGAGTTAATGTTGGATTCAGCGGAAGGCTCAACTGGATGCCCAATAATTCTAGAAAGGTCTTCAGCGTTTAGGCTAGAAACATAGGCAAAAACATCCTTGTTAATAACTAGACCGTTTTCATCCAAACCCATTTCGCTATACGAAGACGGGTCAATTTCAACCATCTGACCAGTTCTAGGGTCTTTAAATCTAGGCTTTTCAACACCGCCACCTAGTTTGTTAGTAACTGTTCTGCTTTGAGAGCCAACATCTTCAAGCGATGTTTCATTAAGAAATTTGCGAAGAGCCTGTGTTTGGTCGAACTCTGCTTGTTCTCTAGCATTCTTGTCCGTTAAAGCCTTTGTGCTGGCTTGTGCGTTGGGGATAGAAGCATCAGAGGCTCTAATCTGTGCACCACGAAGGGCAATACCGCTAGCCTTGTCAGCCTGTCCCGTTTCAAACTCTTGCTGTTTAGCAATGGTTTGGTGCATGCCAAGGAACTTACCAATGTCTTGGGAGGACAATTGCTGAACGCCACCGTTTGATTCAGCCTTCTTTAAAAACTTAGCAATGTAAGCAGGGGCAGATTCGCCCTTAGGAGCAAAGTGTTCGGCAAGCCCTTCAGCCACCGAAATCATCTGCTCACGCTCTTGCTTAGACTTTTCGTACTGGTCTCTCTGTCCCTGTCTCTCCTTTATAAAAGCATCGAATCCTGCTGTAGACTGAGTAGCATTTCTCTGCTGTTCAGCCATCAAGTTCGGGTCATAAAAAGACTCAGCCATACTCAGCCGAATCCTCCAAATGCAGAGTTAAGGCCATCGTCAAGCATGTCACCAGCCGCAGACCACATGCCAGCCTTCCACTTCTGCTGAGCCAATCGATTGCTGACATCAGCCTTGTAACGAGCCGCTTCTTGGTCAAAGCCCATTTGGTCTCTGGGGTTCATAACGCCAGAGTTGTACTGACCAAGGGTATTACCAGCATTGGTCATTAGGCTACCAGCATTCTTCATCTGGTCGTAACCAGACATAGTAAGGTTAGCAATATTGCCAGAAATACCAGCCTCATTGCCATACACGCCCTGCAACATCTTCTGACCCTGCATAATTCTGTCCTGCGACATGCCATAGTTGCCAAGCACATTAGCCGCTACGCCTTGTCTGCCCGTAAGACCTCTGGAAGCCATAGCACTATTAGCCGCTTGACCAGCCATAAATCTGTCCTGTTGGCTCAATTGACCAGATGCATACTGATTGGCAGTATTAAACATCGAGGTCTGAGCCTGTTGCATCATAGGCGACATGTACGCATTTCTAGCCGCACCCTGTAGTCTGCCCATCATGGACAATTGACCGCCTCCTAGCATCTCCTGTTGACCAAGAGACTGCTGTCCAGCCTGTCCAGCCATATTGATGTAACCAGCCCCGCCAGCACCACCAAAGACCTGCGAGCCTAAAGAAGACTCGTTTACATTCTGCCACTGTGGTCGGAGCGAGCGTTCATAGTTCAATTGGGATGGCATCCATCCCGCTTGCATGTCCATGTTCTGCTGACCCATTTGCCCGTATGTTTTGGGCAACGGCATGTCAGACGGCTTAGAGCCATATGCACCAACAAGTTTTCCTAGTCCCATATTTAGATTTTGATAATGTAGTTAAGAGCAATGTTTCTTGGTCTAGTTTCGCTACCCACGGTAGGAATATTATTAACAACCTGCTCAATGTGTGTACCATCGCCAGTCAAAGCCGCACCCGCCCCAGAACCAGTCCCATTAGTATCGCACCAAGAGTTATAATTGCCAGTACCAACACCATTAATAGTGGCGTAACTTCCATTGCAGTCATTATTAGAGGCAATGTGCTTGTGGGCCTTTACAAGGTCTTTCTGGGTAGAGCCAAATGTTCTAGGGTCAGCACCATTGCCATGGTCAAAACCACGGATAAACTCACCTCTTAAGTCTGGAACCTTAAACGAAGACTGCCCAGTGCCACCATAAGTAGTACCTACAACTAGCCAAAGAGCATAATATCTAGATACGGGATTTAAATTAGTATCGTAGTCTGGCTCAACAGCCGTGCTTGTACCATCAAGGGTTTGACCATTACAAATAAGCCAACCTGTTGGAGCCGCTTGACCAGCAAAAGCAATGATAGCCCCAGAAGGAGTAAGTGCGTGGGTTGCGTTACGACCATGAACAATGAATTTAGTGCCATGTAACAGTTCAAGTCTATTAAGCCAGTGGCTATTAGATGTATCGTCATTTATGTTACTAATAACAATTCTAGATGCTTCAAGAAGCCCAGATTCATTGCCATTGTAATCCATATTTCCAGAACTAGAAATATTAAGATAGTTTACTACTGGTTCTGGTGAACCACTCAGTCGTCTTTGAACCTGCAATTCGCTAGACCCCATTTTTACACTTACTCCATCAGCACTAACTGGAGCACCAAAATTAATGTAACCGCTTCCAATGTCGGTGTTTCCACCAATAAAGTCTTCCTTAGTAATCTTCACTAAAGTAGTGGTTTGTGCAAGAAGCAGTTCGTCTGCATTGTTGGCAAATGAAACTAAATCCTGTTCCTTAATAGCACCAGCCAGCAATGTAGCATTGTCAACATGCTGATTTAGGTTTTCGTAGGTAACTTGAGAGTTATCTCCACTTGCTTCGTATTGATGTCCTTTAGAAATTTGAGCCATATTATCTTTCGCTATGAAGGTTTCTACCACTAGAAGTGGCTTCTACAACAGCAGTGAACACTGAAGGTCTTCCCTGTAGTGAAGTCAATTTAATTTCAAGTCCAACACATTTCTTTCTAACTGGTACTTTTCGAGTCTCTTCTTCGCCACCAGAAGCCGTGCTAATGTCAATTTTAAGGGTAGTGTCTGGGTTTACACTGTTTACATCAACCCTAAGAGCACCCTCAGAGCCGTAAAATACATCGATTTCAGCGGCAGTAAACCGCTTATCCTGCAAAGTGTTAAACTGGTATCTGCGGGTCAAAGCATACATTTCAATATTGTGTTCAGAAAACTCTAATGACTTAAGGTAAAACGGCAACCAGAGAGGAAGCACTCTGGCTCCATAAGTGTCACCAAATTGGTCTACATCTAGTTCTTCAGCCAAATACGGGCCTCTTTCGTTATCCATGAAAAATAGCCGCTTTCTGTTTCCGTAGATAGAAACAATCATATTATCAATGTTAAACCCAAGAGGATAGAGGTCGCAAGACTCCCAGTTCTTGTTGTTTAAGTTATAGATTAATACGCCTACTCTTTGCTCATCGTCAAGTTCTAGGGGGACTGCAAGGTAATACCGTCCTGCAAAGACTTGTCCAATCGACTTGTATGCCAAATTGACATCGATGGCATCAATATACTTTTGGATGGGCTTACTAAGGGGGTATGAGTTGGCAAGCAGGTTAGTGTCCAACTGTGGCTCAAGACTGAAGACTCCAGCGGCAGAAAGGAAGAAGACCGAACTAGAAACATTTCCAATGCTACGCTTGGCTGTACACCCGATTTCAGTTGTGAGTGCTCGGACATAAGACTGCGATAACACCACTTCGGGACTTGTTGTATTGTCTGAAACCTTGAGTTCATAGATAGAGTTGGTTTTCAGTACCAAGACCTTGTCCTGTGTCCAAGGATAAAAGCCTACAATCTCCTGCTCGTCACCTTGGTTAATCTGGAAGGCTTGAATGGTTAGGTCAAACTCCCAGTCACCAGAGACATTGGGGAGAAAATAAGAAACAGCAATCTCATCTCTTGAGTACTTAATGTAGATTCTATTTCGAAAATAAAAGCCAACAGAAGAAGGGGGGAAACAGCAAAGAGAACTGAATGTATTAACGCTTCCATCAATAGTGCCCTGTTTAGTTACCGATACATTGTAGCCATCAAATACAAGAGGCGGTCTAGCCTTAGCCACAAGAACAGTGTGACTGCCGAGATTGCCACCTGTTCCCGCAGGATTATTAACTGTAAATGTAGTTGCACTTGGGACTGTAAGAATAACAAACGCACCAGACATCTGAGTGTGTACGGACTCAAGGATAACCTCGTCCCCAACACTTAGGTTATGCGTAGTTAAAGTTGTTACTGTAACAGTTTGTGTACTGCCAGTGTAGATGCTGTTGCCGTCAACAAACGCTTCTGTTTCACCCCGCAAAATGTAAACCTTATTTACAGCCTGTAAAACTTGGGTCTTATCTTCAATGCACTGTCTTCCACTTGGGAAGTCGTACCTATTGCTTAGGATGTCTGTATTCGTGTTATAAATAAACAGACCATCGGCTACAACAATGATAAATTGTTCAGTACCATCCTTTAGGACATTAAGTCCAGAAGCGAGAATCTTAGACCCTTCTGGCAGGTTGTCTAGGACGGTGGCAATTCGTCCGTTTGAGAAGACTTGCTTAATTCCTTTTCGGGTTTCAAGCGAAGTCGATTCAAGTCTAATATTTCTACCATCTTGCAGGTAGCCTTCCTTAAGAGTTGAAGGGTTAGCACGAGTGTCGATAGCAAGAAATCCTGTATCGCCTTCTTTTTTTCGTTCAGAGTTAGCCATTTCATAGAAATTAGATTACTGGGACACCACCGTTAACGCTATTCCACTTGACCGTAAAGGACTCACCACCCCCTGTGGTGGTGTATGTGGTGTCATCAGAAATGCCATTAAGAGAAAAAGCAGTTCCACTCCAAGTAGGCGTAAATTCGTACTGATTGTTCATAAAGAACTTGAAGGTCGAAGCCTTGTTAGCGGAGAAATATGGAGTCTCAGTATCAATATTACCAGACCAATTAAACGAATTCCAAGTAAAGGAGGCAATATTACTTGTAAGTGCAATTGCGTATGCTTGGTCTGCACCAATTCCAGAAGTACTAACATATCCATTTGGATTAGTATTTGGATAGCCAGCCGTGGTCTGCGTTGTGCCGTCTGGGAAAGTTAAACCGCCACCATTAGTGGCTAGGAGAAGTCTTCCGTCAGTATTTGTAAGATAGGTGTAATAGTGCGTTCCAGCCCCTGTGTCATTGTAAGTATCAAAAGTAATGTCAGCATTAAGACCGCTATTGATTGCCGTGACAGTAACCGCACCAGTCATAGTCCCACCAGCAAGCAAAAGATACCCATCAAGAGTTGTGCTGTTTACAAGGTCAAGGGCGGCAATCTGAGCCGAAACCGTTGGGTCAATCTCGATGGAAAGACCGCTGTAAGAAACGCTTCCCATTAAATAAGACCCTCGTAAATTACGGTGTCGCCATTATTAGGAGAAATAATTTCAACAAGGCCATTGTAGCCTTCGACAGAAAATAAAGTATAAGGCTGAAGAGTAATGGTAGATGCGTCAGCGGTATTGAATTTAATAAGTACAATTTCTGCTTTGGGGTGAATCATAAGCGTAACTCTACGCTGAAACTCAGTAACGGCAGGTAGAGTGCCATTGCCCGTTATAACGGTTTGACGAAACTTCTTAACAAATGGAGGGAGAGCAATGTGATTAGACATTAGGAATATGGGTTAATAAAGTTGATTCTACGAATCTGTCCCTGTTGTCGAGCAATTTTATCGATTTCTTCGTCAAGGAAAGCCTGTGCTTCGGCTTCAGCGACCTTGGCGTTCTCTACCTGTCCTTCACTTCTAAGGTAATCCGCATAGACACCTCTAGTAACATAAGTAGCAAAAACATGAGGAATCTTGATAATAGCCCAATCGTTAGGCTGTTCAGACGGTTTGTGGTTTTCGTTGTTGATTAACGCTTTGTAAAAATTACCAGAATAAGGCTTACCCTTAACTGGCTTAAAAGTGCCAGAGACAGCCCCAGCGTCAAAGTATGTCTGTGCCCCAACCACAAATTGAGTGGTAGCGTCCCATACGACACCATGAAGTTCTGGAGCCTTAGTTCTGTATTCGACCCATACAGTGCCTTCTTTGGCTACCGTAAGGTAGGCTCTATCGTCAGAATTTGTCGATGTAAGCAGAAAGGTGAGTTGGGCGTTTCTTGTGGTAGTAATTGGATTTAGTGTCCAAACATTAAAGATTTCACCGCAATCAGCGGGAAGCAGGAAATAAGGAGCGTCATTAGCATCTGTAAGGACGGTTTCCTCAGAATACCTAATAACTTGAGGGAATGCATCATATTCCCAAGCAAGCCTAAGACGCATGCTGGCTAGGTCTCTAATTTGAGAAAATGTAGCGTTGCTAATCTCGTCTCTATCCAGACCACATAGTTGGAGAGACTCAAAAAGGATTCTAGAAAAATCAGCAGTTCTCATTGAGTAAGATAACCGTCAGCAGTAAAAATTGCACCATTTACGGTGGCTTTCTTGGCATAATTGGAAACAGCACATTCGGGGTTGTCTTGGAAGAATTCCTTGACGAATTCATCGTCCTTCCAGCAATCGTAACCCAGCCGTTGACCCCAATAATGATAAGAGGTTGAAGGGATTTCGCCTACGAGCCGACCCATACCTTCAATGGATTTGGCTTCGTTTTGTTTAAAAAAAGCACCAAGTTGTCTGGCTTGGTGTTTTGCTTTTGTTTCTTCCATTCTCCATCCACGCAGTAATTCTTCCTGCACCCCCTTGCGGAGGTGTTCTGGAATTACTTCAGACAAATTTTGAATGAAATCCGACACTATTTAAGCAGTGAAGTCGAGTTTACCAAACGCCAACGGATTGTGGCAAACCAGACCCAGAACTGCTTCAACAGTACGAGCAGGGCCACCACCGAAGTCGGGGAGTTCTCTGACCTGTGCAACCTGCCCACCGTAGCGGACTTCGACCATGTCAAACGGGATGATATAGCCAACGAACTTGTTCTTCAACCATGTCGAAGAGTGCAACTTCAGTCTGCCAAAGTCGCCTTCAAAGACCTGCACCGTAGAGGTGTATGTCGAATCAGCGGCATCACGATTGAATGTACGAACCGAGTTACGAGTTTCGGCAGAGCCAGACGAGCCAGTCGTGAAGACAAGGTTCGTAAAGCCACGCTTACAACGAGTACCAAGGAGAGCATCATACTCCTTCGAAGTACCAGTCTGTTCGTACAGACCAGTCAGAAGGTTCTGAATGTTTTCTTCAGTGAGGTCGTCAGCAACCGTACCATACTGGTGTTGCGTATCTGGCATCTGGAAGTCCGCAGGGACAGCCAGATAAGTGTCTTGAGCAACAGTACCGAAGGAGGCAGGGTTAGCCGAACCACCACCAGCGATGTTAGCCGAAGTAGCACCCTTAACGGCAAGCCACTTGTCTAAACCACGAGTAAGGAACGGAACGCCACCAACACCAGTATCCTGCTGAGCACCCTGCGTACCACAGAGAGTGACTTCAATGTCACGCTTCAGCATCTTAATAGCCTTAGCGACATTGTTAGCCAGTTCATCCTTAACGCCAGCGATGTTAGTAAGGTCAAGAGACATTGGGGAGACACGGACAGTTCTGCGGAACATCTGTGGGTGCATACCCAGTTCGTAACGATACTGCTTGGTCACACCACCAACGGTGTCCTTGACATAATTTTCCACATCCGTGACTGGGTCAACATCAGTGCCATCGATAACGCCACCAGACTTGGTGGTAGGCAACTGGTCAACCTGCCAGCGAAAGTGAGTATTTCCAGGTTTTGAACCCTTCTTCGCCATAGAGGTGAATGGGGTGTCACGAGCATCGACCATAGCGATGAGGTCAGCGAGGTCTTCCCGCTTACCCGATGTAATTTTTGGTTCTGTAAGAATAGCCATAATTTTTATTTATAAGAATTTTTTGAGCAGGATGTCCTTGAGGTCTTCGCTAGAGGAGTTTATCTTGTAGCGTTGTTCGGTTGCCTTCAGTCTGCTTTCTGCACTGTTGGCTTTAGGAGCCGACCCACTTGGTCTAGGATTATGCGGAGCCTTCGCAACAGTCTTGGAGACCTTACCTTCACGGGCTTTTACGCCAGCGATGTAGTCACCAATAACCATCTTGTAGTCGGGGAAGCGTGTAATCTCTGGGAAAGCCTTCAAAAACTGGTGAGCAATTTGCTTCTCACGAGTATCTATGTCCTTCTTCCAAACAATACCGTATTCCTTTTCGGCAAGGTTTTCAAAGTTATCCTTGGCTCTAACATACTGCATCCGCTTTGGAAGGTGCTCTTCAAGTGCGTCAATAGCATTTAACTTGATTTGCTTGATTTCCTCTGGGCTGTAATAGGTTTCGTTGCCACTTGCATCGCTTGCCGTGTATCCTTCAGAATGTTCCTCGCACCATCTACGAACAGACCGTGCTTGAGAGACTTCGCCCTCGATTTCCGCAACGGTACTGATGTGACTATACGGGGAATCCTTGATGGATACAACGGGTTCGGGTGCTAACTTCTGATTTCTAGTGGTTTCAAGTTCTTCCTTGAGTTTGGCAATCTCGGCTTCGGCTTCCCTACGCTTAGACACCAACTTATCAATTCGCTTCTTAACACCCTTAGAAAGACCCCTGTCCTCCGTTTCTTCTTCGTCCTGTGAATGAACCTCTTCGCTATTTTCAGTTTCGGTGGCGTTTTGCTCACCGTCTCCTTCGTAGTCTTCTGCTTGATTACTTTCGGACTCGGCAGTGTCCGTCTGACCTTGTTCGGATAGGTCAAAGTCCTTTCGGATAATATCCGCTAGGCGTTCTTGTGTAAGAGAGCCGACACTCTCGTTTTCGACATTTTCGTCTTGCGACTCAGCAATGTCGTCATCGCTGTTTCTATCTTTGGGGTTCATGAGATTATTAGCATTCTCAAGTCTGCTGAGACTTTACAGTGTTTTGAGAAACAAGGAAAACAAGGTTACTTTTACGACTATTTTACATCTGTCAATCTTTTTACAAAGAATTCAATTCTTCGTCAGTCGTCCAATTCATGTGCTTTCTGTCCATGCCTTCTTTTCGGATTTCTAGGAGCATACGCTTGAAGTCTTTAATGCAGGAAGCCCGTCCGCACTGATATACCCTGTCTTCACCATGGTAATCGGTAGAAATGGCTTCGTCTGCCTCAGATTTGATGTTTATGTCAATAATGAGCATAATCTGGTTCCAGACTTCATTTTGACCCTCAAAAGCGAGGTGTTCGGGGTTATACGGGGGTTTCATTGTTGGTAGGGGGCATCATTTGCTGTTGAGCCATCTTTTCAGCCAGAGGGGATACCCCAATTCGACCAATTTGTTTGTTTTGCTGTTGGCTAACGCTCATTTGGAGGTTTTTGATATAATTCTCAAAAATCATCTGGAAGGTAGGATTACCCTGCATAGCCTGTTGGGCTACGGGGTTCTTAGACATAATCTCCTGCGTATACTGCATCTTGGTTTGAGCCGTAGGGTCGTTTTCGACATACTGAGGCTCATTACCCAGAATCATAAGGGCAATGTCGGTCTGCACATCACGGTACATCTTCTGGGAGGCTGTTGACTGGTCGATGATGACTTCCTTAGCCATATCTGGAGCAATAGCATTCATGGCAATAGCAATGAGTTTGTTTCTGTCAATAACACCGCCACTGTCCATTGGGAGGACAGACTGGTTAATAGCCTGTAGTTTTTCCATGACGAAATCGACATAGAGGTTACGAATGTCAAACTTCAGTTCATAATCGAACTGGTTGGCAATGTCAGATATGTTCTGAGGAATTGAAATGTTTGTAATTCTCTCAATTTCTTCTGCGGCAAGGTATTGAAGACCAAGTTGCAGTAGTTGAGTGTAAATCTCGGAGATAGTGGTAAGCCAATTGTCGGTAGCCACCTGCTGAAGCATCTGTGCGTATGGAGCAGGAGTCTCTGGACTCTGCATGCCAGAAGTAAGACCAAAGTACTTAGCCGCATTGTTTTCAACATGGTTAATAACCATTTCGGCAAGATTAGGAGTGCCCTTGGGCGGTTCCATAAACTTGTAGTCGTCTGGACTAGAAACAGGCAACTGTTGGGCTGGGCCAATGCGACCAATGCCTTGAATGCGTCTCTTGACCATAATCGGAGGCACAGTCTCAAAGGCAGTACGGTCTCTCATCGAGTCGTGCTGTCCCTTAAGTTCTGCCTGTTCGGTCATCAAGATTTCTGGGATGCCTCTAGATTCGGCAATGTTCTTTCGAAGGTTCTCTCTGCGATAAATAACAAAAGGATACTGTCCGTGAGCGTAGCCAAGTTTCTCGTGCTTAAAGTAAGAAGACCTAGAAGCGTTAGGGCAGAAAGCCGTGTAGTAAATGTGAGGAACGCCATCTTCGTTCATCTGACGGGTGTAGGCGTAACAAACTTCAATTAGGTGATTCCCTCTAAACTCGTAAGTGTCTAGCATGTTTGCTCTGGGAACGATGTTAGGGTCGTTGTACCAAGACATCTTACCAGCAGTGTTTACGGCTTCACTAATAGC